AGGATGGCGATGCCCAGCGGCCAGCCGATCATGGCCAGCGTGCGTTCACTCGGAGTCTTCACTGCACCCTCCTCAGATAGTCCTCACGACGCCCGGGTGTCTTGCTCCCTCGCCACCCGTTCTTGAACGCCTGCGCGTCCCGCTTGACTTCGGCCCAATCTCCCGTGGGAGTGGGCGGTGTGTCAAGAGTTGCAAAACGCGCTTCTAAGCCCTCTTTGGACAGCAAGGGTACAACGACATAGGCGGTGCCCTCGTAGGTGCCCAGAGCGGCCATTACGGCGTTCTCAGCGGTCTTCTGGCCGGGGTACGGCCCCAGACCCAACCAGACGGGCAGTGATTGACCGTCCTTGGCCACCTTGATCACTCCCACGTACGAGACCCGAGAGGCCCGTACCTGGTCGAGAGTTGCAATGAGGGCAGCGGCGAGCTCGTCTGGTGAGCCCCAGTCCTGCTCGAGGAGCGGGACCAGGGCAGCCACCTCAGTCTTACGAACGGCCACCGAAGTTCTCCTCATCCTCAGCCCAGAGGTCAGGCTCGATGTCTGGCACGTTGTCACCACTGGCGCGATGCAGCGCCAGGTGGTCGACCATCTCCTGAGTGGAGTCAGCGTGAAAGCTTCTGCCGTCATCTGTGCGGTAGCACCCGCAGCAGTTGAGGTAGCCGCCTACGTCCATGAAGACGTAGACGTCGCTCGGGCCGAAGCGGCAGTAGGCCATCACTCCCTCTTTTCGGGGGGAGTGACGCTGGTCAGGTGGCTGCACCGCGACGGGTGACAGGGCTCCTTGAAGTGCTCGCGCTCCAGCCGACGAACCTCGTCCATGATCCGCTCGTAGTCCTCGCTCATCGCCGGTCTGCCTGGTCGAGTAGAGCGACGATCTTCTCGGCGCGCACAACCTTGATTCCCTTGGCGTATGAGGCGTCGTCCACGAGAGTCTGCAATGCGGCGCGCAGTGCAGCCAGTTCGGTAGCCGCGTCACTCTCGACGCACATCACAGCCCCCTCGCGAACTTCCCCATGAGGAAGCTCAGCACGATCATCCAGAGAGGATCGCGCCGAATGGGGTCCGGGTAGATGTCGTCCTTCTTCATCGGATTCCCGCCTCCTTCTCGAGCCGCTCGAGGTCATCGAGCGGATTGCGCCTGGCCCGAGGCTTGCCTACCAAATAGGCAGCCGTGATGGGAGCAATGACCGGCCAGAACAGCGAGGCGATCGCCTTCAATGCGAGATCCTCTGGGGAATTGTTCTTTGGTGCAACGCGAACGAACACGCTGGTACACGTGAACCACCCCAGGGCATACACCCCCCAAGCCGTCACCACCCAGGTCATCCGTGACCACCCCCTTCTCCGAAGCCCAGGAAGACCACGCCGAAGAAGAGGACCAGGTGGGCGGTGCCCACGACCAGCTCCAGGGTGGAGACCTCGAGGATTCGCATGAGGATGCGATCCATGAGGGTCATCTTCTCGACATGCTTGGGCTCGAGCTTCTGGTGCTCCATCTAGGAACCCCTTTCGTTCGACTCAGAGCAGGACTCGGCCTCACACCGGCCTGTCTCTGAATAGGTGACAAGATCAAAGTCGAGTCCGACCGCGGCGTAGATCGCCGCATAGATGGCCATTCCCTCGCTTGCGGTCGTAACTGGCGACTCGCCCCAGATCCTGAACACCGTGTTCATGGCGTCCACCGCGTGCTTCTCGCACAGGGTGGCCGAACCCAGGTCTTCAAAGCCCCTGGGTGGCCGGGTCGTCCAAAAACCGCTCCCTGTAGTCATCTCGGTTGTTAGTCCTCCCTTCGGTGTCAGAGTTGCAATCAGCTCAAAAGAGACTGAATGCCGGTGAAGATGCCCAGGCAGCCGACCATGGCTGCCATCGGCAGGAACATGATCAGGAGAACGAAAGCCGCGTAGGTGCCGAACGCACCGATGGCCTGGATGACGTTGCGCATCAGAGGTTCTCCTCGATCCAGTCAGCGATCTGAGCGAAGGTCGAGCCGAGGCTGTCGTTCATCCCCGCCAGGGCGTCCTGGGGCGAACCGTGCGCGTTAACCGGCCTGACGCCGGACCACTCGCTCACGGCCCGAGAGATGTAGTAGGGGCTCTCGTCCTCCATGGAGCGAGCGATACCCTGCTGGACAGCGATGTCCTGGAGGACACCGAGGCAGCAGTAGCTGGTCTTGCGCCCGGAGATGCGACAGAGCCGCCCCTTGGCCTGCTCGTACGCACCGCTCCGCAGAGCGTCAACCCAGATGCTCTTGACCTTCGGGTTCATCTTCCTGAACGCCACCGGAGTGAGTTCCGTGGTGGTCATGCTGCATCACCCCCACGCGGGTCATCGAAGGCGTGAACGGCCATCACAGGGGCGCTACCGTCCCCCTCGTCCCCATCGAACATGGGGGCAGGCTTGAGGCGGTCCCTGATGTTGTTCGTGGCCAGGATGGCCACCGGGGACAGCGACCCCTTGCCGTCATCGGTCAGGTCGTGGACGGCCACCACGACGGCCACGGGCTCGTCGTCCAGCAGGGCTCGAGTCAGCCCTGCGGTGGCGTCTGAGAAGCGACCGCGGATGAGGGTGTCGAGGTCCTGGAAGACCTCGATCTCGGCCTCAGTGACGCCGCCTCCCTTGCTGTTGAGATCCTCGGTCAGCTCCTTGAAGACATCGTCGGTGTTGTCGATGGTCATGCCGCAACCTCCTCCTCGGTCACGGTGATGGCCACCTTCTGGCCAGTCACCACGTCGGTCACGCGGATGACGGGGCCATCCACGGTGATGGTGTCGCCACGGCTACCAGACATGGCAGACACGACCGCGGCAATGGCATGGGCCCACGTGTCCAGCGTTGCGGGCTCAACGTTCTCGTTCTCGTTCTCGCTCACTGCTCTGTTCCTCTCTGTACGCCAGGCCGAAGCGCGGCCCGGTCAGTGGGGCCCCCGGGAGTCGAACCCGGTCTAGGCCGAATGGGCCCCTGGTCACCCACCGGCCACAGCCGCTCTCACTGAGTAGAGAGTGAGCAGCCACCTCAGCGATGCGGTCCGTGACCGGCAGGAGTACCGGGTGCAACTATGACACACCGCTGCAACATTCCCACAAGCACAGATTCTTTGCCAAGTCAATGACCCTCCCCTGCTGGGCGGTCTCGAGCCGACACCGGCCTCCCTACACGCGCGCGTGTCGCGCGGGTGCAACTTGCTGCCTTGCGCCACAGTTGCATCTGGCGTACCTTGGGTCGTGGGCAGACCACCCTGCCCAAAACCCAGAAGAGAGTGAGAAAAGGCAATGTCTCCCGTGGAAATGGTCCAAGAGGTAATCGACCGAATTGAACATGCCGAGCGGGACGTCTGTGACGTTTTGTCGGAAACAGACCCGATAAAGGAATTCCTCTTCATGCTGGCGGTCGAGATGGAATCCGAGCTCGAGTATCCCGCCAGCACAACGGTTCACCCGTTGCAAATTGCAGCCGCGGCCGGATATGCGCTCGGATTGTCCGATGCGTTTGCGGGGATGGAATCCCTCACGGCAATGACGGATGGTGATTCCTAGGACCTTTTTGTCATTGGTGGCAAGTATCGCCATCCTTGCAGCAATCGCAATTCGTCCTAGGTGAAAGACAGGCAATCGGAATGTTTGCAGCGCTTGTGTTTTCGGTGGCAATGATCCTTACGGGGATCATTGGTGACCGTCCTGCCATCCTTGCAGGATTGGCCGTTGCTGACATTCTTCTCTGCCTGCCCGCAATGCAATTCTGTTTGACCACAGTGCAACTGTGACACTTGAGAGAGTGAGCGAAGCAATGCCTTTCTACTACTACACCAACGACCAGTCTCGTCAGGGAATTGAGACCGAGGGACTCGGCGAATATGGCGTCTACGTCCGCGGATACAACATTCGGAACGGACATTGCCGCGATTGCGGGCACGACCCAGACGCGGTGATGTATCACGACACGTTCTATTGCCCGGGCTGCGCGCTCATGGTGTGCCGTGACAATTGGGACTCATGCCCGAACTGCGGGGCGTGCCTTTGCAGTGATCACCGGACCGTGCGGGACGATGATGACTTCGGCGACATGGACGACGATTACGAGTCGGACCGTGGGCGCGGGATCAATTCCTACAGTTACAAGCCTTCCCCCATGTGGTTCGGTGGAGTCGGCGCGCCGTACTACATGGGAATGGAGCTCGAGATTAGCGCCGATGATTCCGCATCGGCGTGGCCGATCTACAATTGGGCCGCGGACCGCGGATACCGGGACCTCTTCTACTGCAAAGAGGATGGTTCGGTGGAGGGATTCGAAATTGTCTCTCACCCCATGACACCGGAATTCGTCCGCGACTTTCCATGGGATGCCTTTTTCGACATGCTGAATCAGGAATACCCGCTGTCACGCGGTGGCGTGCACAGTGAACGGCGTGACCACGGATTGCACATCCACGTGTCACGTTCCGCATTCAAGGGGAACGTGTCGGCGCTGGCGCGATTCTCTTACCTGCTGAACATGCACAGTGACCAGGTGACGCGCATTGCGCGACGTGGGCGGACGGAATACACGTCATTCACAGATGCCCCAGTGAGCGAAGTCGCCATGAGTCACCAACCATGGCTTTCACGGTGGAGTGAGGCGGTCGACAGGTCTGTCTACTCATACGACACCGGCACGTATGAGGCGCAGACAGCGCCCAAGTGGGCCAAGTGGGCCGCGTATGGCCCTAACAGCCTCACGGGGCGCGTTGTGCAGGAGGCAGCGCAGGGAGGGACCTACTTGCAGCGCTATCGCGCCGTGAACCTCCTCAACAGGGAGACGGTCGAGATTCGCGCATTCCGCTCCACGCGCAATGCGTCGGAATTGTGGGATGCCTTCTCCCTCCTCATCGACGCCGTTTCTTTTTCGACCAACATGCAACTTCGACACAAGCCAATTGCGGAAGTCATGACGTGGGACGCATTCCACGCATTCCGCAACGGTGACGAGACCTACCACACCTATCAGTCCGCGCTCGCTAGCGCGTGAAGGGAAAACAGCCATGTGCATGATCACTTACGTTCCGCAAGGCAAGGAATTGTCTGCGGACATCATCGAAGGAATTACTAACGGTGCGCAGTGGAATGACGATGGTCACGGGTGGGCCATTGCAGCGGGCACCGGGAACATGATCACCGGTAAGTCTCTCGCATTCGAGGAGGCTATCGCCAGTTTCATCGAAACGCGCCAAAGCGTTGGCAACGTTCACGCCGTATTCCACTCACGGTGGGCCACACACGGCAGTGTGTCTGTAGACAACGTCCACCCGTTCCCAGTGGGCCGCTATGGTGTCGTCGCGCACAACGGCGTGCTGCCTGAGATGTTCCTGCCCAAGGGTGATGACGACCGCTCAGATACGCGCGTATTGGCCGATGAGTGGCTGATGCACTTCTCACGGCGTGGCACGTTCTCACGGCGTGAGGCAAGCCAGATTGCCAGCGTGATTGGTTACAACAAACTGGTCATCCTGTCAGTTTCGCCTAAGCTCCGCCATCCGATCGCGCGCATTGTGAATGCGCACATGGGAGAACATGCCTACGGTGCATGGTTCAGCAATGGGGATTACCTGTTTTCCAAGACAATCCCCGCGCGTCATCTCGGGTCGTACTCATCGTCATGGAATGACGATTATGACTGGCGGTACGACAGTGTGAAGGGTGGATATGTCCCGGTCGAGAAGACTGAATCAATCTGGGGCGACTGCAATATCTGCAAGGCGATGGGTTCCGTGGACACCATGAGCAACTACTGCTTTGCCTGTCACTCGTGCCTTGACTGTGGTGAGCACAGGAATGACTGCCTTTGCTACACCGGGCAGCCCGGAGACATGTGGGCGCGCGGTGGGAGCACTGGCACGCAGCCGGGGCCCGATGGATGGATTCTGGGGTGAGTGCCATGTATGTCGTGGTATTCGCTAGTACGCGCAACGCGCTTTTGCGCCCCGGTCGGCGCAATTGGAAGACACGTGCCGACATGCTCGCACGGGTCAAGACGGATGGAATTGTGGCCGATACGCCCGAACGTGCAATGGCAATGGCCCGCGCATTCCGTCCCGGATCATCACCCATTGTTGCAATTCCACTGTCGGATCTTGGGAGGTGATTGGTCATGTGTGTCTTTGTCTATGACCTATTCGCATTCTTCTACATGATCCTTGGGAGGAGAGGATAATGGCGTGCCATCGTCAGCACCGCGTCTATTCCCTGGAAAAGGTCCTCACGATGTATTCAGCGGAATGGCGCAATGGTGAATGGCGATACAGTGGAATTGAGACCGTCCCCATTGATGAGTCTGCGGAATTCCAGACCCTGTATTGCCAAGACTGCGATGAGGAATTTGAAGGGAGCGTTTCGTGATGACACACCTACACATTCCCTCTCGTCCCTCACCAATCCCCGTGAGACCACATCCAGCGCCTAGCCCGGGAACGCCAACGATCCCCGGACTCAACTGAACAGCACCACAGACAACGGCTCACCTTCACGGGTGGGCCGTTTGTCTTGCCTGTCGTGCAACTGTGACACGCGACCTAGACCAAACATAGGCCTAGATGGCCCGGAAACGGCCATCTGACAGCCTCTCACCTATGTCCCGGTGTGACACACTAGGGTGGGGGGTCGAAGCGCTTAGATCGAAGATTCCCTTAGACTGGTCTGTCTACCACGCATGTCCCGCATGATGGATACCCCTAGGGGGTATGGCTTGGGTGGGGTGTCGCGTTCCGCAATTGCGACCCGAATAGGCCGAATATGTGGCGCAATTATGCGCCATTCTGAGGCGATATCAGTGCATTGGTGGCTCATACCGTGCATGTGAGTGCAGATGAAACCATGGGCCGTGCGGGCACGTCCCGGGGACCCTGCCAAGGGTGCTGGCAGGGGCGAGCTGGAGGCTTGACCCGGGGGTTTAAACGGGGGTCGTCCCTCCCCCCTCTAAACCCCTCCCCCACTCTCGGATAGGGTTTGCCCCCATCCTCGAGACCAAAGTTTTACTTTAGGCGTTTCCCCAGGTCAGGCCCCGGTTTCGGCCTCCAGGGCCGACCGGGTCCCAAACTTTTTTTCGTCCAGGGACGAAAGAAAGGTCTGTTTTCGGCCTAATACATAGTGAGAGACGTTTTTAGACTAGTGAGACGTAGAGCCGTCAGGCTCGAAGTCGAACGGCCCAGTCTCTCTAGAGGTCGACTGGCCCTCAGCCAAGTCGACGGCTCTACCAGACTAAGACCAACGTTCTGGTCAGCCCTGTAGAACCAGACTGACCTCCTCGGTGAAACCTAGGGTTCTCCCCTCGTCGGGATAGAGCCTTCTTCCAGAACGGACCTAGAGCTTGTCTCTCCAGCCCGACCGTGTGGGTCGGCTGCCCGGGGAGAAGCCGGGTGAAGCCGGTTCCAAGACCGTCAAGGCCAAGTCCACTCGAGCCGACGTGGCTCGAACCAAGGCCGAGATCCTCTCGCTGTACGAGCAGGGCCACACCGCCGCCGACGCCTGTCGGCTGGTCGGTAAGTCTGCAAAGATCTGGCCCTATTACCGCAGAACCGATAAGCAATTCAAAGAGGCCGGCGACCTCATTACCGCTCGTAAGCGCGGTAAGAAAGCAACAGGCGCAAACAAGGATATCTCTTTTGAGGAATTCTCCGAGCGCTATTTGCACTCAAAGCGCTTTCGCCATCAATTGCAATGGGTCGACCTGATTGAAGGTCGAGAGCCTCGAGACCTTCACCCCAATCAGGTTTACATGAAGGGCGCGGCTGACGCGATTGTCGTCAACACGCCCCCGGGTCACGCAAAGTCCACGACCCTCACGATGGATTACGTGACGTACAAGATCGTCACCGATCCGACATTCCGCGTGGTCATCATCTCCAAGACAGAGACGATGGCCAAGAAGTTCCTCGTCGGCATCAAGCGCCGACTCACCAATTCCAAGTTCAAGGAACTGATCATCGACTTCGCCCCGCCCGAGGGGTTCGAGCAGTCCGCGGAGATGTGGACCGCGAAGATGATCTACTTCGGTCACTCCGAGAGCGACCAGAAGGACCCCAACGTCGAGGTCCTGGGAATCGGTCAGCAGATCTACGGTGCGCGTGCCGACCTCATCATCCTCGATGACATCGAGGACGTGGCCAACGCTCACGACTACGAGAAGCACCTCGACTACATCATGCAGGACGTCCTCACCCGAGACGCCCGCATTCTCGTCGTGGGGACTCGAGTCGCTCCGGTGGACATCTACACCGAGCTCCTCAACCCGGACAACTACGACGGCGACAAGTCGATGTGGTCCTACCTCTCCCAGCCCGCGGTCCTCTCCTTCGCCGAGGACCCCAAGGACTGGGTAACGCTCTGGCCCTACTCCGACCAGCCCCACGCTCGAGACCCTCGCCCCGAGGATGCCCCCGAGGGGCTGTACCCGAAGTGGGACGGCAAGCGCCTGGCCGACCTTCGCAGCAAGGTCAGGCCAGCGATCTGGGCCATGGTCTACATGCAGGAGGCAGTCCACCCGGACTCCATCTTCACCGTTGAGGCATTCAACGGCTGCATGAGCAATCGTTCCCGCGGGGTCAAGCTGGATCTCAATTCCAGCTACACCATCGCCGGACTTGACCCGGCCACTAACGCAGGCCACACAGCCTGCGTGGTGTTCCAGGTCGACCGCAGGACTGGGAAGCGCCACCTCATCGACGTCTTCGACGCCCAGGTGCGCGCAGAAGGGCTTCGCCAGTTGATCTTCAACTTCACCGAGAAGTACGAGATCAACGAGTGGAGGATCGAGAAGAACGCCTTCCAAGCATTCCTCACACAGGATCGTGAGATCAACCAATTCTTGGCTTCGAGAGGCGTCCGGCTACGCGAGCACCACACGGGCGGATACAACAAGAACGACTACGAGTGGGGCGTCTCCTCGCTGGAGACGCTGTTCCGCGGCTACCAGGATGGCACCGCCCTGCTTGATCTCCCGCAGATCAACCAGAACGAGGCCTTCAAGGCACTGCGCGAGCAACTCATCACCTGGTACCCCGAGCACCCGAAGACGCAGAAGATCGACCTCGTCATGGCCCTCTGGTTCGCAGAGCTCGCCGCGAGGGACATCGTCAAGGACTTGGGCCAGAAGAAGCAGACCCACCTGGACAACCCGTTCCTGAGTGAGAACGACCGTGCCGCGCGCACGGTCATCAACATCGACAAGTACCTCGAGCAGCAGAGGAGGCTCGCGTGAGCACGATCGACCGCGAGACTCTGCGCAGGTTCGACCAGCTCGAGCAGAACGGCCGGGAGCGGCAGCAGCGCAACAACGATGTCTCAGCCGCTCGCCGCGGCGACATCAACACCGTGATGCCCGGTGTCTTCCCGCCGAACTACCCCAAGCCCGTCGTTGCCAACATCATCGACACGACGGCCCGGGACCTGGCCGAGATCCTGGCCCGGATGCCAGCCGTCGACTGTGCATCCAGCCAGCTCCACTCCGAGGCCGCGAAGAAGTTCTCGAGCAAGCGGACGAAGATCGCTCACGCCTACATGGAGCACAGCAGGCTCAAGCTCCAGCTCTACTCCGGCTGTGACTGGTTCAACTCCTTCGCCGCCATGCCGATCATCGTTGAGCCCAACTTCGACGCGCAGATCCCCTGCTTCCGCCTGGACGACCCGCGAGGGGCGTACTGGGAGACGGACCTCTACGGGAACGTCAAGGCCTACGCCAAGGTCTGGGAAGACACCTGCGGCTCCCTGTGCGCCAAGTTCCCCGAGCTCGAGGACTCGATCTACGGCCCGAGAATGGACCCGTTCGGGACCTACATCGACCGCTCGAACGACCGGATGAAGGTCGCCAAGCTCTACATCGGCAACCGCATCGTCATGTTCCTGCCGGAGCGCAACGGCCTGATCCTGAGCGACTTCGAGCACCGGCTCGACCGCCCGCCCGTCATCCTGGCCGAGCGTCCCCGCTGGGACGACCAGAACCGCGGCCAGTTCGATGACGTGATGTGGGTCTGGCTCGCCCGGGCCCGCATGGCGGTCTACGGCCTCGAGGCAGCGGACAAGGCAGTCCGCGCCCCGATCGCTGTCCCCGACGACGTCGACCAGATCTCCTTCGGCCCCGACGCGGTGATCCGCACCAACCAGCCGGACAAGGTCCGGCGCGTTGGGATCGACCTCCCCCAGGCTGCCCTCGTTGAGCCGCAGCTCCTGGACAAGGAGGTCGCGGACGGCACCCGTACCCCGGCTGCCCGCCGCGGTGACGTGGATGCCTCGATCATCACCGGCCGCGGTGTGGAGGCGCTGACCTCGATCTACCAGACCCAGGTCGCCACCGCCCAGGACATCATCGGTGACGCCCTCCGCCGAGCCATCGGCATGGCCTTCGAGATGGACGAGATCTACTGGCCGGAGGTCAAGAAGACCGTCAACGGCAACATCTCCGGGGCTCCCTTCACCGAGACCTACACCCCGGCGAGGGACATCAAGGGCGACTACTCCGTCTCGGTGACCTACGGCATGACGGCAGGCATGGACCCCAACCGGGCCATCGTCTTCCTGCTCCAGCTCCGTGCCGACCAGGCGATCGACCGCGACACGATGCAGCGCCAGCTTCCCTTCGATGTGGACGTGGAGGATCTCCAGCGCCGCATCGACATCGAGCAGATCGAGGACGCTCTCAAGCAGGGCCTCTTCGGCCTCCTGGCCAATGCCCCCGCACTCTCGGTGCAGGGCATCGACCCGCTCCAGACCCTCCAGCGTGCCGCCAAGATCGTCACCGCTCGAGAGAACGGGACGCCCGTCCACCAGGCCATCCTGGACGCCTTCACCCCGGAGGAGCAGGCGCAGCCGTCCTCCCCGCAGGAGCAGGCCATGGCCCAGCTCCAGGCCCTCGCCGGAGGCGGTGGGGCACCGCCCCAGCAGGAGGCCGGTGACAACTCGTACATGGGAGCCGGGGCAGCGCCCGACGTCTCCATGATCCTCGCCGGACTGACCAGCGGGGGTAACCCGAATCTCCAGGCCAATGTGAGCAGGAGGCTCCCGGCGTGAGCTATCTGACCCCGAACCCATGGACGACCTGGAATGGCGGTTACTGCCCCACCTGCGGCAAGCCCGTCGTCCATATGACCTGGACCTCGACCTCGACGCAGCCGGTCATCACCTACAAACCCAAGCACCGCAAGGAAGGACCGGCCCAGTGAGCCAGTGTCTGCTCTGCTTCCAGCTCGGCCGTCGTGACGCCGACTGCGAGAACACCCACCCCGACAACCTCGGCCATGACCTCTCGGTCGCTGAGGACCACACCGAAGAGGAGAAGAAGTAATGGCCGCTCCCAACAGCCAGCCCACATCTCGCGGTACCGCCGCGAGCCCCAACACCCACGGCCCCATCGCTGATGGCACGCCGAGCAGCTCCGGCCGCGCCCACATGGGCAACGGCTCCGGCCCGGTGTCGCCCTCGACGCCGAAGCCGGTAGGGGCCAACAAGAAGAACCCGCTCAAGTGATCTGAGCCTGGCCCAATTCGCTACCGCCCTGTGGGCCGTCTCCGGGGTGGGCCAAAGAGAGACGCCGCGGAGCCTGACCGCGTAACCAACAGGCTCTCGTGCCCCTAGCTCAATTGGTAGAGCAGCGGTCTCCAAAGCCGCGGGTTCCAGGTTCGAGTCCTGGGGGGTATGCGTGCCCGAAAGGGTGACGGGAAAGTGGGAGCGCCTCGCCCTGTGTCCCGTTGAAATAGCAAGCGTGCGGGGCACACAGCGGAGTGGACTGGAGCTCGGTTCCAGCGCGGCCTCATAAGCCGTACGACGCGGGTTCGAATCCCGCCTCCGCCACCATCTTCAAGGGGGTCACATGGACGACTACGACGAGGACTTCGAGGAAGGCTTCGAGGAAGTCAACGAGTCGGGCCGACGTCGGTTCATATGGCAGGACGTGATCGTGATTGGACTCGATGCCCTGTACGAGATCACGACCGCGGTAGGCCGAACCCTCTGCCTGGCGCGCAACACCGCCGCCATGCACACCAACTGGGTCGCCTCGCAGCGCGAGTTCCACCAGCAAGCGGCCAAGGAGATCGAGACGTTGACAGGAGAGGTCGATGGCTGAGTCGCTTGCCGACCTCGTCTGGATGGACACCCCGGACGACGGCCTCGCCTACCTGGACGCCTACGACTGGGAGCCAGTCTCCGTCCGCATCGTTGAGGAGGACTGATGGCTAACGGGCACGGCGGCTACCGCAAGCCGACCTCCCCTGCCGCTGCAAGCGGCCCAGGGGCCCTTTCAAGGCGCACTGACGGGCGTCAGCCCACCATGGACCTACCGGACGCCAAGTACGGCGAGAACGCCGCTTACAGGGCCCAGCAGTCCGCTGCCCCGATGAGCTCCTCCGGCCCGGACCTCTCGGGCATCGTCCCCCTCGACGCACCGTCCCAGCGCCCCGACGAGCCGGTCACAGCCGGTCTCTCCGGGGGCCTCGGCGCTGGCCCCTCCGTTCCAGCCCAGCCGGTCCAGGTTGACCCGGATCGCGCCAAGCGCATCCAGGCATACCTCCCGGTCCTGGTCATGCTCGCCTCGCAGGACGACGCAGACCCCAACACCCGCCAACTGGTCAGGCAGATCCGCGCCGACCTCGGCTGAAAGAGACTGATGTGAGCGACAACTGGATGAGCCGCCTCGGCGCTTCCGCTGCCGCCACCACCCCCACCGGATCGGTCCCGTCATACGGCATGGCGTTCGACCTGGCCTCGGGCCAGTGGATGAGCGCCAACCAGTTCCGCCAGTTCGCTGAGGACGCTACGGCGACCTACCACGCCCAGCAGATCCAGACCGCCTCGTCGCAGCTCAAGTCGCTGCACGACCGCGAGCTCGAGGCAGCCCAGAGCCGCGAAGAGGGCAGAGACAGCGGCGGCGACACCCTTTTCCACCGGGTGATCCACGCTCCGCTCGACCTGGCCAAGCACCTCGAGAACATGCGCAATGAGCACTCGGGCGACTCGGACGAGCGCTACCGCCTGTACATCAAGCAGGGTGGCCTGCTCTCCAAGGACGAGTTCCTCGCCTTCTCGCCGGAGACCCAGGGCTACCTGATGACCCGGGCGGGCAACACCAAGGACCTCGGGACCATCACTTCGACGCCCGTCGTGAGCCAGGTGCTCACCGGCCTGAACTACGGCTACCGCGGCCTCACCACGGGTGCCGTCATGTTCGACCGCAACCACTACACGGACGACGGCTACAACATCTTCCACCCCAGTTCCTGGCAGCAGGCGTGGCACGAGTCGAACGACCAGACGCTGGGCCAGGCCATGGTCAACGCGGTCCTCTCGCCGCTCGTGAGCGAGGACCAGCTAGACGAGTGGAACAAGCACTCCTCGCTGTACCAGATGACCTCCTTCGGCTCCGAGCTCGCGCTCGGATGGTTCGCCGACCCGGCCGTCGTCGCCGGTAAGACAGCCGGTGCCACCGCGCGCTTCGCGCGTAACGAGGCCTTCCTCAACGAGTCGAGCAGTGCCTCGGTCGCCATGCGCCAGGCGCTGCACCGCGAGCAGATCACCGTCCACGGCCCTGCCCGCTGGATCGGTGAGCACCGTGCCTCGAGCATGATCGACGCTCAGGCGCGGGTCGAGGACTTCATGCGGCACGCGACCCTCTCGCAGGCGTCGGGTCACGCACCCATCCCCGGCCTCATGCGGCCAGGGCACAAGATCGGCATGTTCGGCGGGCGCACCATCAACGGTGACGCCGCTGCCTCCGCTCTCTGGCACGCCGTCCGCATCGCTGACGAGACGGGCAACCGCAACGTCTTGGACCTGACCTGGGGTGCGCTGCACGGCGACCCCAAGGCGTACGCCCAGATCAACACCCTCAAGAACGCCGCGGTTGACGACCTCAAGGCCTACAACCCGAAGGCACAGACCGTCTTCGATGCGGTCGAGGCGACCAAGACCAAGGCCAACCTCCTCGAGTCAGAGATTGCTGACCTCGAAGATAGTATCGCCAGTGGTAGTAACCACCCGATCTACGACTGGGTCAACGACCGCAAGCTCGAGCTCAAGCAGAAGGACCTGGCCGACGCCAAGGCTCACCTCGAGAAGTACGAGCTCTACCCGACCTGGTACCAGAGCATCATCCCGTCGAACCCCGACCAGGCCCGCCCACTGCTCAACCGCGTAGGCGTCTCCAAGTCGGCGGTCTGGGGCGTCAAGGCCAAGGCCGACGCCGCCCCGAAGGGTGCTCGCCACAAGTTCTTCATGGACAACCAGTACGGCGCAGCCCACTCGCTGTTCTACGTGCCCAAGGCCGCGTTCTCTGGCTGGAAGTCAAGCCTGGTCGAGGCGCACGACATCTCCTCCGGGCCTGTCTCCTTCGAGCGGCAGATCGACAACCTGCGCAGCATGTTCGGCTACGTCCCCGAGGGCGACGACGGGCTCGAGCGCTTCATCCGCGCCTGGCACGACGCCCCCGATGAGCGCGAGCGGATCAACGTCGCCGCGGCCTTCGAGAACGAGCACGTGATCAAGGCCGTCGCAGGCTTCTACAACCGCGGGCGTGCCCCGGAGAAGGCCATCTCGGAGGACACCTTCCGGGCCATCTACCAGCACGTCGTCACCAAGCAGAACGAGATGTACGCCCGCCTCAACGGGTCTGGCTTCGGCAACGAGCCGGTCTTCACGCCGGACACGATGCCGACCATGCCGGAGCGGGCAGAGATGCCCGGTCAGTCGGTGCAACTCGTCCAGCGCAACGACGACGGCTCCGTGAAGATCGAGCTGATGGACCGCGGCCACCTGACCACGATGGTGGTCCCCAAGGAGGCCTGGGCCGAGAAGGCGATCCACGACGGCACGAGGCCCGTCTTCGAGCCGCAGACGCCCAACTACTACAACCCCATCGACGCCTGGCGTTTCCACGCTGAGCTCCAGTCCAACCCGGAGCTTCTCGAGGCTCTCCAGGCTGGCTTCGGCAGCGACCTCAAGGCCGCGCTGATCCGCGGCGGCAACGCCTTCGGCGAGAAGTTCAACAACCTCTGGAAGCCGACAGTCCTCCTGCGCCTCGGCTGGCCGATGCGCGTCCTGATGGACGAGAACGCTCGAGCCCTGGCCATCCTGGGCCCGATGACGTTCGCCCGTCACTACGGCAAGGCGTACCAGCAGGCCGTCACCAACGGGATCATCAAGGGCATCGACGGTTCCGAGCGGATGCTCAGCCGTCTCCGCGGCAACCAGACCGGCTTCGACATCGGCGCTGGGCCGATCCGCACGGAGATGCGGCGCACGCCGCTGCACGCTCCCCAGGAGGCCCCGGCTCCCTTGGTGCCGGAGGAGTTCGTCCCCAAGCCGGACCCCAGGGTCCTCGACCAGTTGACGACCGACGTCGCCCAGCAGCGCGAGTGGGAGCGCAGGCCCATGACGGGCCTCCGACCCTCTGGCTTCGCCCAGACCATCACGCGCAGGCAGGGAGCCTTCGGCCTCAACGGCCGAGCTCGCACCAACGGCTACGTCGTTCCCCTGCCTCACACCGAGTTCAACCTCAAGGCAGGGGCAGCCAAGGATGCCGAGGGGATCGCCACCCGCTTCATGGGCAAGTGGGCCTCGCTCCTTGCCGACAAGAACCACCTGACGTTCGTCACCAAGGACGGCAGGGTCATGGTCGCCCGCCGCTTCGCCCCGAGCCAGCGCAAGCAGGCTCAGGCCTACCTGCGCTACGTGCATGACCAGTACGACGGCGTGAAGATGCACGACCTCGCCACCGGCAAGACGTTCCGCTACGTGGACGAGGCCGAGCCTGAGGTTGCTCCGATCGACCGCAGCCTGGCTCTGCCGGAGTCGCGGGACGAGCTGGCCGAGTTCGACAACCTGATCGATGACGAGAAGGGGCGGCTCAGCCGCAAGGCTCGCGCCGACCGTGAGGCCGGTCGCGGGATGCTCAAGCTCAAGTCGAGCGACGGCAAGACCGTCGAGGTTCCGGCTCCCTACGAGGGCCACCTCGGTCAGATCATGTACGGGCTGTCCGGCTCGGAGAAGACCATCGACTACATCAGCGCCGGTCACGGCCGAGCGCTGAACTGGCAGCGGCAGCGTGCCGTGGGCTTCACCACCTACCACGCTCCGAAGTTCACGCCCGAGGCTCTCAAGCCCGGGACGCCTGAGCACACCGCCGCGGTGGACTACTTCACCCGGTGGGCCGACATGGTCAACGACCACCTCGGCTCGAGCCCGGTGGTCCAGCAGATCATCAAGGGCAAGAGCGACCATGAGATCGCTGACTGGCTGACCAACAGCGAGCAGGGTGCTCGCGTTCGGCGCATGATGCTGAACGAGAACGAGGACCCCCTGCTCTGGGTCAACGAGGTTCGCTACCGACTGGACAAGTACCTGCCCAGCAGGGAGCTCCAGCGCCGCCTGGGCAAGGGTCGACTGGCCCCGTCCGAGCTCCGCAAGTACGTCGCGGACGAGGACCTGCCCGACATCATCGGCCCCGAGCTCGAGGCTCTCGATGGGCGTTTCTCGTTCAAGCGGTTCCTCGGTGCCGTCATGGACCACATATGGCACGCCATCGGCACGGCCCCGATCGACACCCTGAGCCGCCACCCGTTCTACTCCTCGATGTACCAGCTCAAGGCTCGCGCCTTGACCAAGGGCATCAAGAAGGAGTTCCTGGACGAGCAGCAGCTCGACGTGATTCACAAGCAGGCCCACGCCTTCGCAATGCAGCAGACCAAGCGGCACCTGTGGAGCCTGGTCGACCAGACCAACTTCTCGGAGGCCACACGGTTCGTCTTCCCGTTCTGGGCGGCGCAACGCGAGGCCATCGCCAAGTGGGCGCAGATCATCTCGGACCGACCGGAGACGGTCGGCCGGTTCCTCATGGCGCAGCAGGCCGTCTACAACCACTTCCAGGTGGTGGACAAGAACGGCGAGCCCGTCAAGAACCGCCTCGGCGGTATCTACGGGACGAACTGGCACCCGGATGACCGCGTGGTCGTACAGATCCCGCGGTTCCTGGATCACCTCCCCCACATCGGGCAGGCGCTCCGGGAGATGGGCACTGTCGGCATCCCGCTGGGATCGGCCAACACCGTCCTCCAGGGTGAGTCTCCGATGCTCCCGGGCTTCGGTCCGCTGGTCACCATTCCGGCCGACAAGCTCCTCCGCTGGCAGTCCAAGACCATGGGCATCCCGCAGGACCCGAACGGGCTCTACGGGTTCCTGTACAACTGGATGTTTCCGATTGGTCGGCCCCGTCAGGGCAGCATCGGTCGGCAGGCGATCAACCCGCTGAACCCGGAGTTCTACTCCGGTGCGGTCTCCCAGGTTCTGCCCGGGTGGGCCAAGCGCGTTCAGGACACCGCTCCTGGACTCGCGGCGGCAAACAACTACTTCCTGATCGCCAGGCAGATGCAGCAGGACGCCCAGGAGCGCGGCAAGAGAATGCCGACTCCCGCGGAGATCCAGAAGGTGGTCAACGCCTACAGCGCGCTCCGCGTGGTGACGGGCCTCCTGGCCCCGTTCCAGGTGGAGTATCGCCCCAAGGAGCAGTTCTTCCTGGACCAGTACCACGCCTACCAGCGCAAGTACGGCGTCGAAGCCGATCAGAAGTTCCTGGACGACTTCGGCGTGTCCTACGCGCGCTACGTCACCTCGAGCTCCAACTCCCCCGTTGGCGTCCCTGGCACCGGCCAGGGCCTCAACGAGGCGGTGGGCAGCAAGGACCTCCTCGCCAAGTACGGCGAGAACTGGGGCTCTGCGATCATCTCGCCGCAGGCATGGCAGGACGACTTCTCCTACGACGCCTACGCGGCAGAGTTCCAGATCCCAGTGGGCCCTGGCTCGAGCAAGACGCTTCGCCAGTCCAACGACCCGGCCGAGCGCGACAAGATCGCGGATCGGACTGCGGGTTGGTACGAGTACCAGAAGCTCAACAACGCCATCCAGGCGGAGTTGAACGCTCGAGGGCTCACCAACATCCAGCAGCGCGGGGCAGAGGATCTGGCCCAGCTCAAGCAGGCGGTGGTGTGGGGACAGCCCGGTCAGCCTGGTCTGGCCGACAAGTACCCAGCCTGGTATGCGGCGTACACGCAGGGCCAGGAGGACATCTACGCCAAGGTCCATGAGCTCTCCTCGTGGGTCGGGGATAAGCGGTTCGACAACCGCCCCGACATCCAAGGCGTGCGCCAGTACCTCCTGATCCGCAAGCAGGTCACCGATGCCCTCGACGCCTACAAGGCGCAGACGGGCGGCTCGGCCTCGCTCCAGGCCCAGGAGAACGGCCAGCTCCGTAACTGGTTCTACGGCCAAGTGGGGCAACTTATCACTGACAATCCTGCCTTCGGGGACTTCTACACCCGCTATCTCGAGGGCGACACGCTCGCCCGCGGGAGTGGAGGGTTCTGATGTTCGCAACAGGCACCGGAGGGATGCCGTCGCCAGGGGTTCCTGACGGCGGCTCCTCCAGCCTCCTCAACCAGTACGCCGCTCAGGCGGGCGTGACCCTGGGCCAGGTTCAGCCTCAGGCCCAGGGCCCGGAGGACCCGTTCGTCTGGATGGGCTACAAGCGGGTCCGCGGTCAGCGGCCCCCGAACAAGTTCTTCGATGACATGCCGCACGCCCCGGGCGGGCCGATCAAGTCCAAGGTCGACAACGCGCTCAAGTACAGCGAGGTCCTGGCCAACTTCGACAAGCTCGGCATCGTTGAGCAGCGGCAGATGGCTGCATACCTCGCCCTCGCCGGATACCTGCCCGCGGGTGGCTCTGACGCGACCTACGAGGACATCGACGCGGCTGCCCTGTCCGCACCCCTGGGCGCGGTCCGAGCGGCCTACGAGGACCTCATCAAGGACGCCATGGATCGGCAGGCCAACATCGGCCAGAAGATCAGTCCGACCCAGCTCCTCGAGCGTTCGATCGCCTACCGGCTTGCCGGTGACGGCATCAAGTGGAACGGCAAGTTCGGCTCCCTGAACAACGTTCTCAACTTCCAGTCGCTCGGTGGCAAGGGCACCAAGAAGGACGAGGGCCCGCAGACCGGCGACAAGAAGACCGTCACCCAGGTCTCGACCACCCGCGACATCCTCGACCCCGAGGACGCCAAGGGCCTGACCCGCGCCATGCTCCAGCAGGAGCTCGGCCGCGACCCGACGCAGGCGGAGTACGAGGACTTCATCGCCATGCTCCAGCACGCACAGTCCTCCAACCCGACCACGTCCAAGACCACCGCGCAGATGGTCTACGACGAGCAGGGGGGCGGCTGGCGCACCGTCAGCGACAGCACCACCACCCACCAGGGCATCTCGTCCCAGGGCCTCGAGCAGATGGCCTACGAGAAGGCCACCCAGCAGCCCGACTGGGCTGAGTGGCAGGCCATGGGCACCTACGCCCCGGCCCTGTTCTCAGCTCTCGGCGCGACGGTTCCGGGGGTCGGTGGTTCCTGATGGCCTTCAATGGTGAGCAGCTCAAGAACGCAGCGATCATCATGCAGGTCGGCAGGAGCATGGGTGCCTCGACGCGAGACATCCAGATCGCCCTCATGGCGGCTCTCGTGGAGAGCAACCTCATCAACGTCAACTATGGCGACCGCGACTCGCTGGGCCTGTTCCAGCAGCGGCCTTCACAGGGATGGGGTACGCCCGAGCAGGTCACGAACCCGGCGTACGCCGCGGGGCAGTTCTTCTCACACCTACTCAAGGTGAAGAACCGCTACGGGATGTCGATGGGAGCAGCAGCCCAAGCGGTGCAGCGCTCGGCATACCCGGATCGCTACGACCAGCGCCTGGGTGAGGTTCGCAAGCTCTGGCCTGCGATCCAGTGGAACAGTGGCGAGCAGGTCCAGGACATGGACGGCCAGCCGTACGATGTCGCTGCCAACACCGGCCAGGCCACCGTCCCGGCCGGAACCGGCATCCCGGACCAGCACACGGTCCTGAGCGTCTCCACCCCCGACGCAAAGACCATGCTGGGCGCATGGGGAGCCAACTCCCCGCAGCCCGCGGCTCCCGTCGAGATGAATGTCAACGACGGGACGCAGAGCCTCCTGTCGCAGATCACCAACACCCAGGTCATCGAGCCCCTCCAGGTCGCTAATCAGAACTACGCCAAGGGCGTGGATGGCTGGCGCAAGGCGGTGCTGGACGCCGCCCGGTCTGCGCTGGGCACGCCCTACACGTGGGGAGGCAACAGCCTCTCGAGCGGGGTCGACTGCTCCGGCCTGGTCCAGCAGGCCTTCGCTCGAGCGGGGATCGACCTGCCGCGCGTGTCCTACGCGCAGGCGAGCTCGGGTGCTCGAGTGGGCTACGGCGGTCTGCTCCCCGGCGACCTCGTCGCCTGGGACAACTCCAGTCGCAACAACGGAGCCGACCACATCGCCATCTACATCGGCAACGGGCAGATCATCGAGGCTCCTCGACCTGGCCTGGCCGTTCGCATCCGCTCCATCGGCAAGGACCTCGATGGCGGCTGGGGTGTTCACATCAATCGCTGACGGAGAGAAGCGTGGCTAAGAAAAAGGCCAAGAAGGACGGCATCAATCGCCGTCATATCGAGGAGGAGTACGGCCTCTCCTACGCGCTGTTCCAGTCGGCCCCGGAGTTGAAGGATCTTCTCAAGGAAGCCGTCAAGAACTCCTGGACCACGCAGCGGTTCCAGGTCGAGCTCCGCAACACCGACTGGTTCAAGAAGCACTCCGACACTTGGCGCGAGGGCACGGCCCTCAAGTTCAGCGACCCGACGACCTACAGGCAGAAGGTCGCTGAGCAGCTCATGACCGTCCAGGCTCTGGCCGGGAAGTTCGGTGCCCGTCTCGACGGGGCCACCGCGAACCGCCTGGCCGAGCGAGCCCTCCTCCTTGGGTGGAGCGCCGGGGACATCCAGAACCACCTGGCCAACTACGTGGTTCCCCAGGCGGGCGGTCACTACGGCGGAGACCTCTCCGCCATCGAGCAGAACCTCCAGAGCACCGCGGCCAACAACGGCGTGCGGATTTCCGCGGGCCAGCTCAAGGGTTGGATGCGGAACATTGTCCGAGGCAACGCCTCAACCGAGCAGTACGAGACCATGGTCCGCGACATCGCGGCCAAGACCTTCTCCGCCTACGGCGAGCAGATCAAGGCGGGCATGGACCTCAAGGACCTGGCCTCGCCGTACGTCCAGAGCATGAGCCAGATCCTCGAGCTCAACCCTGGGTCGCTGGACCTGTTCGACCCGACCATCCGCAAGGCGCTGTCCTACCGGAACGAGAAGGGCGAGAACATCCCGCTGGGGATCTCGGACTTCGAGAACTCGCTCCGCCAGGACAAGCGGTGGCAGTACACCAAGCAGGCGAAGGACGCGGCCAAGGGCCTCGCGGCCTCGATCGGCCAGATGTGGGGAGTGAGCTGACATGGCTGCCTACAGCGGCTACGGCTCGCAGTATTGGAACACCATGGGGATCGGGACCAACTCCGACATCCCCGTAACGACCACCAGACCGCCCAACACGCCCACTCCGGCTGGTACCCCTACCCCCAAGCCCACTGGGGGCTCCAGCACTCCTCAGAAGTCCGCATACGACATCCTGGCGGATGTCTTCCGCGGCTTCGGCATGACGATCTCCCCTGACCTCGATGCAGTCATCCGGCAGATGCTGACGGGCGGCTACTCCGCCCAGGACATCAACCTGTTCATGCCGGACATCGAGAAGACCACTGCCTTCCAGCAGCGCTTCCCCGGCTTCGCCCAGCGGATCTCGAACGGCTACAACGCCATCGACATCCCGAGCTACCTCCAGCTCGAGAACCAGTACCACCAGATCATGCAGCAGGCGGGCCTGCCGAAGGGGTTCTACGACGACCCCTCCGACTTCGGCAACTGGATCGCCAACAACGTCTCTCCCGACGAGATCCAGACCCGGGTCCAGATGGCGACCAAGGCCGTGCAGTCGATCGACCCGACGACCAGGAACCTGCTCACCAGGTTCTACGGTCTGGGCACTGGCGACCTGGCCTCCTACTTCCTGGACCAGAAGCGTGCTCTCCCGGTGATCGAGCGGCAGTATGCCGCTGCCAACGTGGCCACCTGGGCGCAGCGAGCAGGGTTCGACGTGGCGGGCATGAGTCGCTACGAGGACCTCGTGGACAAGGGCGTGACGGCCGACCAGGCCGCTCAGGCCTACGGCACCATCGGTCAGCTCTCCAGCACGGTGGGCAAGCTCGCAGGCCTCTACGGGGAGTCCTACAACCAGACCGACGCCGAGAACGACGTCTTCTTCAACCAGAGCGACAAGCGCCAGCGGATCGTCAACGCTGAGCGGGCTACGTTCGGCGGCTCCGGTCGAGCCGCGAACACCGGCTCGAGCAGCCGCGGGGCCTACTGATCGGGGTAGTTCACCCCAATACTCCGCATGGCT